GTGAGGGGTGGATGGTGTCCGGAGCCCCCCGCGCGGGCAGGGCCGACCCCGACCGGATAACGGTGCCTGTCAGGCGGATGGCCGGGTTCCATAAGTGGGATGGACGTAATAACGCCTATATAACTCAGGCCACCCTTGACGAGTTCCATCTGGGATGTGATTGTGCCCATGAGGAGTAGTTGTGACGTCTGACATGGCCCTAGCCGGAAACCGGCACCCCATTAAAAGGAGTTTAAACTAAAATGATAACTTATGATCCATCCACTCACGAACCTAACAAGCCAGGTCCTAGGCCCCATCAGGTGCCAATCGAAATCGATGGATTCAAGTTCTCTGCAGACCCTGAGTTTGCCGTCTTACTTGCCGAGTTGAACAAGGTCGGCCTCCAAACCTATTCCCACTGTGCGGGACACGATCGGTGTCCTGACGGGACCCGCTACGCCTGGGTAGTGTTGGAAATGCCTCCGGGTGTGCACCTGGAAATTCGGGATAAGGATGACCGCAAGCAGATTGTGTTGAACTGGAAGCGACCACGGAATCCACCAAGCGTGGTGTGTTCACTCGTACCGACAGGAACCAAACTGGAGCGCGATTGTCCACAGGGCAGGAAAGGTGGGCAAAACACCATGGTGACGGAGTCCGATTTGTTGTTGTCCGATAAGCTGTGGAGAGACTACCTTAGGATAGCGGGTAGCCACGGCCACCCCTTTAACAGCCAGACCACGGCCGGGTATCTGGTATGGCACGCGGTTACCCTCCACTACATGTCGGAAGAACTGGTGGGGGGACTGGTCGGCCTGCGGCTGCACGCCATGCGGCATGCCCAAAAGCAAACTGCGCCCCAGATCATTGACGTGCGTTTTTCCCTTGAGGTAACCGACGAGGCCGCGTTCCGGGCGTTCGTGAACCACAGGATGCTGCTGCGCCGTGACCCTGTACAGTTTGCCCATAACGATCCGCTGTCCATGCTGGGGCGAGGGCTGGTCATCAGCCAGTTCGACTACATGCCGGGGGCCCGGTTCTGGCCGCGGGAACCGGCCTAGGGGTGTGGTGGCGGCCGTGTGCCGTCCCTGCTTGCTTCAGCCAAGGTATTGACAGACTATATTTGCATGTGGTAAAATAGGGATAGAAAGTTTGGCACTACCTTAATCAAGGAGGAAACACATGGGGCAATGGGACGACGTACTGGTTAATGACACACAACATCTGGCCCATCTGGAGTACTTATACTCACAGCTGGGTCCCGCATTCTACACCTACACCGTTACCTATTGTGAGCAGGGTAGGGGGTGGGTCATGGTGGCAGACAGGGAGCGCTGGGCCATTACCGTTATCTTTGGCCCCTGTATCGTCACGGCATGTATTAGGGTGTTGAATCACGCCTACCTGGCCGACGGGGCTCCGGCGGACTGGGGGTCCGCCAGCATTCCGATCATGGGGCCAGCCGCTGACCACATGGATGAGGTTAGGGATCTGCTGAAGGGGCTACTTTCCATATATGTGGATGAAAGGGTGTAGGTGAGTGGGCACGGCACACCAGCACCACCCCACCGGCCTCGTCGTCGTGGTGGCATACCGCTACTCCTGGTTCGACAACTGCTGCGTGGCGGTGAGACAGTCGCGGCCAGTTCCCCCCGCTAAGGCCGACGCCGTCATGGACCACTATCAGACGCTCTTTCCGGAGTCCTGGTTTGACGTCTTGCCAGCCGACTCTCACACTACTTGACAAGAAACTACTTCGTGTGTTTTACTAAAGGTAGCTTAGCTCAGAGAGGGTGGAAGAACTTACACACTGCCATAGGGGTTTTGCGTTTTTCTTCCCCCGGCCATTCAAACTTAAGGAGGTGACAAGATGGCCGAAAATAAGGACATGAGTTTGTCCCGCTTGGAAGTGATTAAGGAGAAGGCGGATGCCATAAAGGGGTCTCTGGAAGACGGACAGGTGTGGAATCTGGGCCTGGAAGTCGTGGGCCAGCCCGTGGCCCTGGAGGCGCAGGGCGACGGCCGGTTCCTCGTCAGCGTGGGAGACACCAAGATACTGTCCTTTAATAAGGGACGCTGGTATCCCTGCGGCAAGAAGACGCTGGATGAGGTTCTCGGCGGCGATCACATTCTGGACCACGTGGGAGACGGCAGCCTGACCGGCGGCCAGTCCGAGGCTTACGTAGCCAAGAAGGAGCGGGCCAAGGCCAACCGCAAGAAGAGCAAGAAGACCAAAACCACCAAGCCCAAGGACGTCAAGGTGCCCGGCGACGCCACTACCCCGCGCAAGGGGGCCCGGGACCCCAACAGCTACGGCGAGGCCAAGGTGGTTAAGGTGGTTACCTACACCGACAAGGGCAACCCCGAGACGATCGAAATCAAGTGCACCGAGAAGGGATGCAACAACACCCGGGTCATCAAGGTCCAAGACGCCTTCCAAGTGAAGCGGTGCGACGAGTGCCAGAAGAAGTTCCGCAAGGAACAACAGCGCCAGTACCGACAGCGCCGGGCGGCGGCCAAGAAGTAAATGGCCCGACGCCGGAACATAGTGAGGGGAATCCACCTCCGCACCGGGATTCCCCTCAGCACTCTGTACAACGTTCTGCGGGGGGTGCGGCGTCCTTCCTGGAAAAGGGCGGAGCTGCTGGCTGAGGCCACCAACCGGGGGCCGGAGTTTTTCATGGCCCTGGCCGACCTGACGGAGGAGCAGAGGGAGCGGGCCCTGGCCGGGATCGAGCTTACCCCCTGGGAGATGGGGGAGCCGCCAGAGGTATGGGTGCGGCCTACACCACCGGCCACCGCCGTAGGGGCGTCATGGCCTTCGCCGCCAACCGCCCACAAGGATGACGGTGTAGGCCGCACCACCACCACGCTACCCCTACGCCCCCGCCCGCAGTACCGCTGCCGTAGCCCTCGCCGCCGCCCTTGTCCCTGGCTTTCCTGTCCGTGGCACCTCTGGCGGGACATCACCTACATACGCAAGTTTGTGAACAGCTGTAACAACCCCGACGTGGTCGCCTCCGTGGTGACCGGAATGCGCCATACCTGTATGTGGGACCTGTGTTCCCGCCCCCACACCGCCAGGGAGCTTGGCCGCCTCCTAGGGGTCAGTCATCAGGCCATATCTCAGGCGGAGAACAGAGCCCTGGACAAGATAAGGAATAGCCGACGCATTCAATACCTGGAGCGCTGGGAGAGATGGAAGGGGGACGACCTGGCCGTTATGCCTAAAGAGGTAGGTGGCTGACAGCCGTTTCCCGTTTCCCGCTTGACACGAACCCTCTTCTCATGGTTTCTTTGGGAAGAGGGTTCATCAGTATCCGGAGGTGTATACAGGTGGGAAACGGCGACGAAAGACCTACATTGTCCCTTAGGCCGTCCGACTGGCCCAAGGAATCGGCAACCCCCAGCCGGGGTGATCGGGACCCGGTAACCGGTGCCTCCCTACCCCTCAGTGCGGGAATTGAGGGGGATTTGCCGCAGTATGATCACAGCATGGTAACCCTGCCGGATGACCCGGACGCGCCAGCACCGCCCGCCGACCCGCAAGTCCGGTTCACGACGGAGGTCCGTGCCTCTTTTCTCCACTACTATGAGCACACGGGAGACATCAGGTACTCTAGCCGGTTGGCTGGCGTTTCCCACTCCACCATTCACCGCGTCCGCCGGGCGGATGAAGTGTTTGCGGCCCAGATGGCTGAAGCCAAGGCCGTGTATGAAACCCGCCAGAAGTACCACAAGGATGAAGTGGTACACCACCTGGATCCGGGGTATGGCCTACCGGCAAAACTTCTTAACGATCCGCCCCCCGTCCTGAAGGCGCTAAGCCCCAACGAACGACAGGACTGGTATAGCGCATTCACCGAGCGGGTGGCCCTGCTGGACGAGGAGATCCGACTTTGTACCGTGCGGGAGGTGCGACTGTTGAACTGGATAGAGGAGGTCAAGGGCACCAAGAAGATAGGTGACCTTGGGTTGTCCTCCCGCGAGACCAAGTTCGGTAGCGATGACTCCTACACCAAGGAGAAGGAGGAGCCCATCGTCGGCACCGTGTTAAAGCTGGAGTCTGAGCTAACCAGCGTACAGAACCAGAAGTCCAAACTAATCCGGCTGCGTATGGATGCCGAATGTGGTAGGCTGGCCCTAGCCCGCGCCATCGCCAATGCGGCTCAGGGCGGTAGGGGAGCCACTCTGGGTCTTGAGGTTCAGAGGGGAACCGCCACTGGAGAGGCCGCCGAAGCGTCTGACATCTACCGGTTCTTTATGAGCAAGGGTGATGACGGCCTGGCCATGCTGGACTCCCTGGCCCAGCTAGTGGGTGGGGGCGATACGGAATGACGGAAGCTGTCCCACTGGACCTGGAGTCCCTCCGCAATTCCCTGGACAGAGGGACGGTGGACCCGGCCACCATGCACGCCCTCCTGGCCACGGCCAGGATGCACAAGTATCGGTTCGACGCCCCCTCCTTCATCCGCAACGAATTGGGGGTAGAACTGTGGTCCGGAGCCGACCTGGTCGACGCCTACAACATCACGGAGCACGATCTCAGATACAAATACATGCACACGGTGGACGGCACGGCTAAATCCCCCGTGCTGCCGGTTAGCGGGCAGCTGGAAGTGGCGCAGGCCATCAGTCTGCACAGCCGGGTAGCGGTGCGTTCAGCCTTCGACATGGGAAAGACTTTCGTACTGGCGTGCCTGGTGGCCTGGTGGATGTGCTGTGCCCCACCGGCCCTGGTGGTGGTTCTGGCACCTACCCACCGCCAGATATCCACTCAGCTGTGGGGGGAGCTACGTACTCTGTTCTCCCGCGCCAAGCGTCCCCTGGGCGGCAACCTTCTGCCGAAGGCTTGCCAGTGGGACGTGGACGTAAATCAGCGCTGGCAAGCCTTCGGATTTGCTACCCGCGACACGGACAACTTGCAGGGTTACCACCAGGAGAATCTGATGGTGATCTGTGATGAGGCGTTCGGCATCGCCCGCAACCTTCTGAAAGCAGTGGACGACTTCGATCCGTCTAAGTGGATCATGGTGGGGAACCCCACGGACCCGGTGGGCTACGCCGGGGACGTGTTTAACGACCCGGTCATGGGGGAGGGGTGGACCCGCCTGACCATGAGCCGGGAGCTTAGTCCCAACGTCCTGGCCGGACGCCGCGTGTTTCCCGGAATTTGTCGATCCCAGAAGGCGGCGGAGGCTCTGAGGAAGGCGAGGGGGGACCGGGACAATGGGGACTACCGGGTAGGCAGTCGCGGGCAGTTCGTGCTTCATAAGGCCGAGAGCATCATCAGCTGGTGGGAGGCGCAGGAGGCCATAAACCGGGGGTATGATGTCAAGCACCAGGGACCGGTGATGTTCGGGCTGGACCTCGGATACAGTGAGAGCGGAGACGACAACGTGCTGGTGTCTCGGCACCTGGACAGCCGGTCTCAGCGCACCCCCATTGCCCGTCCGGGACGTGACCACGAGGAATTGATTTGGGAAGTGATGGATGAGATGCTGCAATGGGACTACGTCGGTCTCGCCTTCGACTGCATCGGCGTGGGGGCAAGCTTCTGGACGGAAGCCAGGCGCATTCTGAACGACCCCGGCACGGAACAGAAGTACATCGACGTTCTAAACACTTTCATTCCGGTGGCGTGGGGCATTCCCCCGACGCAGGCTGACGGTGCTCTGGTGGACGATGACCAGCAGTACCTTAACCGCAGGGCCGAACTACACTTTAGGTCCGTAGACTGGCTGGTGGACGACAAGGGAAGCCTGTCAGACTCCACCGTGGGCAGCCAGCTGTCCAAGATACGGCGCAGGTATGACCGAATGGACGGGCGGATCGCCATCGAGCGCAAGGAGGTGTTCAAGGCCCGGGAGGGGTTTAGCCCCAACCACTCTGACGCCTTCGTGTTATCCTTTGAGGACCCGGCCGTCGGCATCGGGTCCGGGGGCGGCCCCCAAATTCTTGCCCTGAAGCCCCGGAACTACCGGGCCCCTTACGGAGGGTAGTGTGGCTATGAACTTGGCACAGATGCAGGAAAAGAGCCGGGCGGCTAAGAGGCTAGCCATGAGGTTCAGGGATCTGGCGGACACGGTGAAGGCCTTAGCCACGAATAAGGACGTAGTGGAGCTTCTGCCTTCGGAGATGCGGTTGGACATTCTGGCCCTGCAGCCGCGTATAACGGAAGCCTCCGCCCATCTGGAAAAGGTCCGGGCCGCCCTGGAAGACGTAAAGCTCGATGCTTCCGCATTACTGGAGGACTAGGAGATGAACTGGCTACAGAAAACCGCAGTTAAGATGGGGGTAGGCATGATCAACCGGGCCGCCCCCATCACCGTAACTAAGGACTGGGGTGATATCCAGCTTCACTTCCATCACCTGAAGGGCGGCTCCCGCAGGAAGAAGCTGTTATCGGCCGGGGAAGTGGCGGACTACTACCGGTCCTGGGCCTACTTCTGTATTAATGCCATCAGTTCCCGCATTTCGGCCCTGGAGTGGGCCGTGACCCGCGATGATGCCCAGCGACCGCTTAGCCCCGCCGAGGACGGTAAGGCCGCGTCCGCCATCCTAAAGCCCTGGGCCATCCCCAACCAGAGTTTTACCCACGCGGCCCTGTTCTACTATTTGAGCAGCCAGCTGTTGATGTATGGCCAGAGCTTCCTATACAAGGCCCGGGACCGCCGGGGAGTGGTGGTGGAGTACTGGCCCCTCGACGCTGGGGCGTTTAACGGTCTGATCATGGGGAAGACCGAGGGAGAGGGCATCCGGGCCTTTGCCTTCCGGGGACTCCCCACGATACCGGCCGGTGACATCATCTTCTTCCGCAAGGTAAACCCGGAGCCCGGCAAGAAATATGTGGGCAAGAGCCCGCTTGAATCCGTGGCCATGACGCTTGATCACGATTTCTACCTTGAACGCTACCTTACCCGCTTCTTTGAGCAGGATGCCCGCCCGTCCTTCGTCATTCAGTACCGGCAGCGTATGAACCAGGACGTCATCGACCGGCTGTTGGAGTCCTGGGAGGAGAAGTTCAAAGGCAATCCCTGGCTCCCCGGCGTGCTGGATTCGGGGGCCGATATCAAGCAGCTGTCCACCGACCTCCGGGGCGTCCGTTCCCCCGACATGGAGGAGAAGATACGGGATAAGGTACTGGCGGCGTTTAACGTGCCCAAGACGGCTCTCGGCAACGTGGAAGACGTTAACCGCGCCTCGGCCATGGCCATGGACCCCGTGTTCAACAGCAACGCCGTGATGCCCGTCGGCACCATCTTTTCAGACGGGATTACGCAGGACATCGTCCGGGAGTGGGACCCCAATAACCGGATAGGGTTGCGCTTCTGCTTCCCCAACGTGGTTCCCCGAGACAAGGAATTCGAGCTAAAGCAGTTTAAGGAGGTAAAGGAATTCCTGACTCCTCAGGAGGGCCGCCGCCACATTCAACACATGATACCGGGGCTTAAGCTGGACGAACTGCAGGGGGACGGGATTAACGTCCTGTACATCAACCCCCTGCGCAGTCAGCCCATAGCCCAGGCTGTGGACACCGGTACCGACACTGCCCCGGACCCACTTCCCTCCACCCCTCACCCGGTGGCGGACCCCGTCCCCTCTAGTGGAGACCGTCTGCCGGTGGCGCAATATACGACCAACGGCGTTCTGGTCAAGGGCGTCATGAGGACTGAGGCGGAACATGAGGAGGCGGCGTTGCCCCTGTGGTACGCCAGAGGGGATACGTACTGGGGCGGCCAGCGGGACCGGGTTTTGCAGCGGCTTAGGTCTCAGTATCCCATCCGCCCGCAGTTGATGCTGGACTCGCACATGGAGGCCAAGAAGTGGTATGATGAGTTTCTGCCCCTGTCCGTCCGGTCACTACTGTTCGGCGCGGTGGCGTCCCTAGACCGCCTTAACCTACTTAAGGGCTGGGACCAGGCGGTACGCGGGGCCAACGGGTCCCCGGGGGCGGTTGACGTAAGCAAACTGCAGCTGGTAGGCAAGGATGAGGCTGACTGGCGCTCAGTGTCCGTAGACGACCTGTTGCGGGACCCTAACTTCACGGCCAACCTGCAGACTAACCTTGGTCTTACCTCCAGTGAGCTGATGCGGTCACGGTCCGCCGAGCTTTTCGCTACTCTGTCCGAGGGGATGGAGCTTGGGGAGCCGCTGTCCCGCCTAGTCGAGCGTGTGGAGAACGTGTACGGCGATCTTCTAGGCGGGCGCTGGAAGGCTGAGCGCATAGCCCGTACCGAGATACATGGGGCCCTTAGCCTAGGCAACTACAACGCCCTAAAATACGGCCGATCCGTCGGGGCCCTCCGCTACCATCAGTGGTTAGCTACCCCCGACGGCCGTACTCGCCTGACCCACGCCCGAGCCCACGGGCAGATAGTGGAGGTAGGCCGCCCTTTCGGGTAGGGGGGTATTCCATGCTCTACCCGCACGATCGGAGCATGGGAGCCCCCTCTCACGAGGTAGTTAACTGCAGATGCACCACTGTGGCCACTTATAAGGAGCCGACTGGGACGCCGTCCTGGCTACTTTAGGTCGTCCTGCGGGGGTGTGAGCGGGTATAATGCCCGGCTGAAGGTTCACACCCCCGCAAATTTTCTTATAGTCAAGCGATTGACACCGCCGAACAAAGTATGTTAGTCTACCCGTAGTGATTAATCACTCGATGGGAGATGAAACATATGGCCTTCCTAATCAGGGATCGGCGGGGAAACGAGAAGAAAACGGAGTCTGGAGAATCCGTACTTGGCTCCATCATCGGGTGCACCATAAAGGAAGCCAAGACGGATGAATCGACCGGGGAGCGAAGCTTCCGGGCCGTGGCCAGTTCTGAGAACCTAGACCGTGACGGTGACGTCATCATCCAGTCCGGGTTCGAGTGGACCATCGGCCCCGAGGGCAAGCCCCTGGTCTCCGGCCCGTGGGCCCACGACTACTGGGAGGTTCCCATCTACCGGGTGGAGGACCTTGGAGTGGTCAACAATCAGCTGTCCTTCACCCCGGTCTTTCCCCCCAAGGGCGTAGACGAATTCGTGGACAAAGTGTGGCAGGCCTACATGGACCGGCGCATGTTCGGCTTTAGCGTGGGATTCGTTCCCATGGAGGTTGAGCGCCTCACCCGCGGCATGCTGGCCGAAATGCGGGGGGAGGAGGTGGAAGACGCCGAGAAGGATGATTATCTCGGCCGTCTGTATAAGCGGTCGAAACTGATTGAAATCAGCGCCGCCCCCGTACCCGCCAACCCCGACGCCGCCGCCATCCTGCGCGGGTTCGGTTCGGGACCCGACGTAGACCGTCTGGATCGGGATACCGTGGTGCCCAAAGGCCTCTTCTCCGTAGAGGAGAGTGACGGCGGCATGGTGTCGGTGTTTAATGTATCCGCCACGGCGGAGGCTGAAGCCAAGAGTGTGGTGCCATACAAGAAGTACGTGCTGGATTCGGACAGTCCGTGGCGGGCAGCCGCCGCCAAGGGCCGGGTGGCCCGTTGGGCCGGAATCGACGCCGATGACGCCGGGGCACCCGCCTGGCGCAAGTATAGTTCAGCTTTCACCATCTGGCCCGGGTCCGGTTCCGACATGACCCGAGAGGGATTTAAGCTGCCGCACCACGACATCAAGGACGGCGACATGATCACCGTTAAGCGGGGGGTGGTGGCGGCTGCCGCCGTCCTTCAGGGGGCCCGCGGCGGCGTGGATTCGAATGACGCCGACATCTCCGGGGCCCGCAGCCACATAGGGCGTCATTACAAGGAGTGGGACGGGGTTCCCCCCTGGGAGAGTGACGACGGAAAGCAGATCGACGAACTTCTGATCCGGGCCATGAGCGGGGAACTGGTTACCGGGGAAGCGGAGAAGCTGGCGGAAGCCATCGACCACTCGTACGGCGATGTGTGGGACGACGTCTGCCAGGAGGGACTGTCGGTGGACGACATCAAGGCGCTGGCCAAGTCCCCCACAGGCTCCCCGTTGGCCATGGGTGGATTCGTGGATCTCCCAGAGGATGCCCCCGAGTTCGCCAAGGCCATAAACCATAACCAGGAAATGTTTGGTCACCAGCTGGCCCACCTGATGCGGGTCATGGGGGTGGACTCCATAGACCTGTCGGAACAGGCTACCGGCCAGCAGTCTCCCACACCCCCGGACACCGTGGTGGATCTTGGCCTGCTCCTTCGGGAGGTGGCAGTGGATGAGGGTATGTCCTCACAGGAGGGGGACGGTCCGGTGGCCGTGATCGACATGAAGGCAATTCTGGAGGGGGCGGAGGCGGACCAGCCCCCGCCCGCCGGAGATGGTGACGGTGACGGGTTCGCTAAACCGGTCCTTGTCCCCATAACTTAACAGGCAGCCAGCGTACCGACCCCAACGAGTACGCAACCCATAGGTAAGGGAGTTTTAAGAAATGCTAAAGTTTAAAGTCACACTGCCGGACGGCACCGAGAAGGAAATGAGCCCCCAGGAGTTCCTCACTTACGGAATTCAGACCTGGGGCGATCAGGCCAAGACCAAGATTCTGGACGCTCTCACCGGCCAGTTTGGAGAGCAGGCCAAGGAACTGGTTAAGGGCGAGATCGAGAAGGCCCTGTCCCAGATCCGCAATGACCTGCCAGCGGCCAAGGAGGTACGTGGGGCCAGGCCCCTGTCCGTCCACCGTACGGACAGCCTCATTGAGCTGGAGGACGGCTCCCTGATCGACATGCGCCGCCGGGTGTGGCAGTATGCCGGTGAGGATGCCTCCAAGTGGGCCAAGGCGGTTGGTGCCGCCATTCTTGCCAAAAAGCGGGGTACGGTACTCAGCAGCGAGCATGAACAGGTTCTGGCCGACGTGGAGGCCAAGTACCTGAATGAGGACCGTGGTCCGCAGGGCGGATGGACGGTTCCTCCGCAGTATTCCATGAACATTCTCCAGGTTACCACCCAGTGGGCGGCCCTCTGGCCCCTGGCCACCGTGATCCCGGTGTCCGGTATTGAAATCAGCTTCCCGAAGCTTAAGCAGGTGCTGAAGGGTGCCGACGCCACCAACCCCGATTACTTCGCGGGCGTGATGGGTTACTGGACCGAGTCCGGTGAACTCAAGACCGAGAGCCAGCCCCAGTTCGAGCAGATAATCCTGCACCCCTGGGAATATGCCATGCTCACCTACATCCAGAACGCGTTGCTGGAGTCCAGCGCCATCAACATCCTGAACTACCTTAATCTGCTGTTCAGCAATGCGTACACCTGGGGGGTGGACACCACCTTCTTCAGCGGTTCCGGCACCGGCCGTCCGCTGGGCATCCTGAACGACCCGCAGGTCATCACCGTGGGCCGCACCACCACTGGAGCGGTGAAGTTCAACGACGTCAACGACATGCAGACCGCGCTGCCCGATCCGTTCCACCCGGGATCGGTGTGGTTCATGAACAGGCAAGTGGCGGCCAGCCTGCGGCAGGAGAAGGACACCAACGGCCAACTGCTCATCCAGATGGCCGGACGCGAGGAGATGGAGAAGGGGTACTACGATACCCTGTTGGGCCGCCCGATCGTGTACACCACGCATAAGACGGCCGCTCTGGGATCCAAGGGCGACATCATCCTGGGCAATCCGGCCTACTACTACGTGGGCGACCGGGGGTCCTTCACCGTCGATTTCAGCTCCCACTATCAGTTCGCCCAGAACCGCACCACCATTCGCGGTTCCGGTATGGTGGACGGCAAGCCCGCCATCTCCAAGGCGTTCGTGATACTGGACAGCACGCTGGATAGTTAACCCGGTTGGTGGTATTCGGCCTTAACCATCAGCCTTTCCCCGGCCGGACCCCCACAATGGGCAGTGGGGCAGCACTCCCGAGGGGGTCCGGCTTCTAGTTTAAGGAAGGGACGATATGGACGTCAAGGTATCTGATTTCACCGGCCCACAGACGATGGGGAGCTGCTGGTCCCCTACCAGCCGCAACCAGCTTCGAGTGCAGAAACTGATAGCCAGCTGTCACAATGCCTCGGCGTCAGCGTTGTTCTCCTTTCGGACCACCGGGGACAGAATGCTTACACCAAAGCTTCCTCTGGCCGCCAATGAGATAGTCATCGTGGACAACCTGGACATCCTGTTGAGCGTCGGGGAGGGCGTGACCGTTGAGTATCCGGGTGACGGGTACATCCATACGGCGGTGTATGGAGAAGTGTTGTAGGCAACGGGCGGGGGTCATACGTACCCCCGCTGGGTTGGGCTGACGTGAGTGGCCAGGAGGTAGCGCTCCCAACCCTAAAAACTCCTTAATCCTGGCAGGAGGTTATCATAATGAGGCGAGACCCTAAAAACAACATTTACATTAACTACCTTAACTCGGACGCGGACTGCTCGTTTGCCGCCGCGTCCAACTGGAACGCCGGACGCCGTACCATCGACCTGCGGGCGGCCAACCAATACGTGGATGCGTTCCTTGTCGGCTTCAAGGTGCTGGCCATCGGCACCACGGTCACCTTTAAGCTGCAGCAGAGCGCCGACAACAGCACCTGGACCGACGTGATCCCGTTCAAGGATCAGCACAGCGCGGCCAATTGGGACGCCATCACGGCGGCCGGTTTCTACGCGGTGGAATACCGCGACACCGACCGCTGGGTTAGGCTCACGGCGGCGGCTCAGACCGGTACCCTGGTGGGGTACGGCTTCCTCACCGGCACCAGCCAACGTCTCCCTGTGGATCGGAGCGTGTGGACTCCGGCCACTTAACGCAAGAACCATATCACCTTAACCTAGGGGGTGGGGCGGGCCGTCACGGCTTTCCCCACCCCCGAGTCTTATGTGGGGGTAGACGTGAAATCGTGTCCCGTTGTATAATGGCGGAAATCACACAGGGAGTGCATGGTGCTAGTTAGAATCCTGACGGCTCGGGCGGCAAAGATATTCGGGGTGAACATTGGCAGTATAGTTACGGCAGGGGACCGGCACGCCAGGGACATGTACAACAGTGGAGACGTGGACCTGGTGGACGCCGTACCGGCGGTACCGGATGACGACGCCGCCCGCCCCACGCCATCCCCTCAGGTCCCCAAGTCGGTGTCCCACCCGGACGCCCCCGCACCCGCTACCTATTTCGGTAAGCCGAGTCCCCATCGCGACCCGGGACTCCGGGTGGCGTGGGTCCAGGATGCCGAGCGCCGGGGCGGGGCTGAACTGTCTAACGAGACCATCATTGGTGCCGGTAGGCGGCTGGGGCACCGCATAACGCTGGTGACTCCCCAGAGCTTTAACCCCGGGGTGCTGGCCGGTTCCGACGTGCTTATCGTTAACAACATCCAGCGGTTCGATGATGATCAGATTCGAATCCTGTGGTGGGTCCTGTACGAGAGGGGGAAGCCCTACGTCAGGTACGAGCACGACCACAGGGAGGTGACCGGGGACACAGTGCGGAGGCTGGGTACCGACCCGTTCCTCGGCTTCGCCCGCCGCCTGTTCTCCCGTTCCGCACTTAACGTAATGATAAGCCAGCTTCAGTTTGACGAGCACGCCAAGCTGCTGGGGGACGACTTCCGCAACCACCCGACCCACATCCTACACACCGGGGTGGACCCTGACGTGTTCACCGCGCCGGAATTCGATGGCGACAGGGACATGTCGGCTGTGGTTTGCCCGACCGGCAACCTCATACAGCGTAAGGGGCTCATGAACGTGGCCGCGTTTGCGCAGGCCAATCCGGGGATGCGGATACTGGTGTACAGCAAGCCGTGGTCCCAGATGGAGGACATCCTTCGGGGACTGCCTAACGTCGAGTTTAACCTGCCCATACCGAACGAGGAGCTGGTAAACGTTCTCCGGAAGTCGGGCTGGGTCATCCATCTGCCGGAGCACTATGAGGACAGCGGTCGCGTCCCGGTGGAGGGGGCCCTGTGCGGGTGCAAGGTGATTAGCAACCGGCACACCGGGGTAATGGGGTGCGGCTGGTGGGAGGAGTTTGGAACCATCCGGTGGACGAGTGACACGTGCCGGGCCGAGGTGTCCGACCGGCTCGGCCTGGCTGAGGCCATACGTTGCAACCAGATGGGGTTCTGGCGGGAAGTGGAGCGGAGGCTGGATGTCCGATAAGTTTCTGTTCATGTATAACGAGTGGGTGTGCAAGGACTGCAACCTAGTGGAGAAGACCTTAATGCCGGTGTCATTCTGCCACTGCCGCAGGTGTGGGAAGTTGATGACGCCGAAGGAGGAAAACCGTGGCGGTGGAATCACCGGGTCCAATTAAGGGGATGGAGGGTATGACGTGGCGGGACGGGGAGCCGGTACACGGACGCCTTATCTATATGGTGTACCCCAACGCCAAGTTGGTACCAGACCCGGATAGTACGGAGGTTAACGTGGTATTCGTCGGCGGGATGGGGGTTACCCCGGTTAAGATGTTCCCGCTCACGGACCGCGATGACTGTAGCGGGTGTGGGGCCCATCTGGTGGACCTGGAGCACGTGGCGGCGTTCTTCGACGGGTCCATCCTGTGTCCGAAATGTGGGACACGCACCATGTCGAAGGCAGTACTGGAGATGGTGCTGGGGACGCTGGAGGCGGGGATGGTGGAACCGTCCCCCGTAGTGCAGGTAAAGTCCAGCATCATACTGCCGGGTGGTGGCCATGCCCGGTAGCCTAGCCGGAGCGATTGATACGGCTACACGGTCGATAGAGAGGTTCACTCTGGAGCTGTGGCTGTATAACATCCGGGCGACATTCGGGGTGGATCAGGACGTAGCCAACCATCTGCGGGAGGTCATCCTTCGGGCGTCCAACAGGGAGGACTGGAAGACCCTGCCTCCTCGGATTGTGGCTGAGCAAGTATACAACCGGGCCGCACGCGGGGATAAGATGCCCGACATTCTACGTGATCTGGAGGGCGGCGAGTGTGTAGGGAAGTGAAGACTGTATTGGTAATCGGGCGTACCCGATCTGGCACTAGTGCGGTAGCGCATCTGCTGGACTCCATCGGGGTGCGAATGGTACTTCCTGGCTGTGAGCGGGGCGGCCAGTTGGCCCTATCCCCTAAGGGGGACATGGAGGACATGGGGATGGCGGAGGCCATAACCAAATGGGTAAAATGGGCACACCTACGTCGCGTACCACCACAGAGCAGGCTGTCGTCCCCGAAAGTTGGGCGTGAACGGGCCGTCAGGGAAGTGAGTATGGTGGCCCAAGATAGATACCAGGACCGCGACATCTGGGGGTTCAAGAACACTGAACTGCATGAACCCGACATACTGAATGTGGTGCTGGCGGCCGTGCCGAACCCCCATTTGGTGTACGTGATCCGCAATCCGGTGGGGACGACGTTAAGTTACATCAGCAGCCGCATTCTGCATGGCCCACAGGACAGCTACAGCGCTGCGGTGTTTAGAGCAGCTCTGAAAGATACCCTGCGACAGTACGGGCGCATGCGTGACCTGTTGGAGCAGTATAACGGGCAATGTCCACAACTGGTCCTTCAGTACGAGGAGATAAAAGCGTCCCCCCGGTGGTGGGCTGGTAGGATAGCCGACTGGCTGGGATTGCGGATAA